TTTAACAAACTTCGGTACGCTTACTGGCGACCAACTCCAAACCTGGAGCCGCGACTTCTGGAAAGTAGCTCGCAACCAATCTTTCATCAACCAGTTCGCTGGTACTGGTTCAAACGCAATGGTACAGCGCGTAACTGAACTGACTAAAAACCAAAAAGGCACCAAAGCTAACATCACTTTGCTTGCTGACATGACTGGTGACGGTATCACTGGTGACAATACTCTGGAAGGCAACGAAGAAGCCCTCCGCGCGTATGACATCAGCATCGAGCTAGATCAGCTGCGTTTTGCTAACCGCATCGCTGGCCGTATGACCGACCAGAAGACTGTTGTTAACTTCCGTGAGCAATCTCGTGACGCACTTGCTTATGCAATGGCTGACCGCTGCGACCAGCTGGCATTTTTGTCTATGTCTGGCGTTGCTTACACTCACAAGAACAACGGTGGCCTGCGAACTGTTTCTGGTTCTGCTGGGCATGAGCTGGTTGACCTTGAGTTTGCTTCCGACGTATCTGCCCCTACTTCAGATCGTCACCTGCGAATCAACGGCACTGGCTTGTCAGCTGGTGACACTACTGCTGTAACCAATAGCGATACACTTGGCTACAAGCACATCGTTAACCTGAAGGCTTTTGCTAAAGACAACTACATTCGTGGTATTCGTGGTGCTGGTAACCAGGAAACTTTCCACATGTTTGTAACTCCACAGCAGATGGCTAACCTGAAGCTTGATACTGACTTCATCGCTAACGTCCGTAACGCTGGTGTACGTGGATCAAGCAACAGCTTGTTCGCTGGTACTTCAAGCCTGATGGTTGATGGCGTGATGATCCACGAGTTCCGCCATGTGTTTAACACTTCTGGTGCAACTACTGGTACTTCTGGCAACGCTGGCGCAGCTGGCTACAAGTGGGGTGCTGACGCTGACGTAGTTGGCGGACGTGCTCTGTTCTGTGGTGCTCAGGCTCTGGCCCTGGCTGACATCGGTCTGCCTGAAATGGTTGAAGATACTTTCGACTATGGCAACCAGTCTGGTATCAGCGTAGGCAAGATCTTTGGTCTCCGTAAGCCTAAGTACAACAGCGACATCAGTGGCTCTGTACAGGACTTCGGCATCATCGCTCTAGACTCCGCACAGTAAGACAATCGCCCCCTCTTCGGAGGGGGCTTTCTTTTTTATAGGAATTAATCATGAAGATTGTAAGTAGTGAAGCACTACGAGTGTGCACCACCGGCGGCACAGTGGTCCTTTTTGAACCAGGTGTACCTCGAACAATCGCCGATGAGATTGGCTTACTTGCCATTCAGATGGGCGCAAAAGAATACAACGACAAATATGTCGAAGAGCAAAATGCTGAAGAAGCAGTGTTCGAAGAAGTAGTAGAAGCGGCACCGGAAGTAACGTCAGATTTAGTGACGCTATTAGAGAAAATGATGGACGAAGGTGACCCCAAGAATTTTAAAGCAGATGGCTACCCAAAGGCCGCAGCAGTGAACAAAGCCATAGGGCGTACTGTCACTACTGACGAGCGGGAAGCAGCCTGGGAATCAATACTTAACTCATAGGTAAAACACAATGGCAGTCACAGTACAAAGCGTAATCGACAGAGCACAGACCGTGCTTCAAGACACAACCGGCGTTAGATGGCCCGTAGTAGGTGAGCTAGTACTGTGGATCAACGATGCCCAACGCGAGATCGCGCTGTTAAAACCAGACGCATCAGCAGCAAACGATACCATTACTCTTGTAGCTGGTACTAAGCAGTCAATCCCTAGCGGCGGTAATCGGTTATTAAAAGCTGTGCGCAACATGTCTGCCGATAGCGGCGGCGCGGGTCGTAGAGCTGTCCGTTTGGTAGATAGAGAGGTCTTGGATGCACAGAATCCAGACTGGCACGATCCGTCAGTAGGTGGTGACGCAGCGCATACCGCTTTAGTGAAGCACTACATTTATGACGAGGCCAATCCACGTAATTTTTACGTGTATCCAGGCGTGGCTGGTAGTGCGTACTTGGAGATCATTTACTCAGCTAACCCAACTGCTGTTGCACAAAACGACGACCTATCTATCCCCGATATCTTCGCTAACGCAATCATGAACTATGTTTTGTATATGGCTTACATGAAAGATGCAGAGTTCGCTGGTAATGCTCAGCGTGCTAGCAGCCACTACCAGCTATTTACAGCTTCAGTGACTGGTAAAGGTCAGATAGACGCGATTACTAATCCAAATATGGAACGCAGACAGCAACCACAAATGGGGTAATGCATGGCAATCCAATTTTCGGATTACATACCAGATGTCGCAGTAGTTGTTGGTAACTGTCCTGAGCTCTCTATTGAGAACGCTTTGCGTAGCTCAGTTGTCGAATTTGCAGAGAGATCAGAAGTCTCCCAGGCTACAAAAAACATTAGTACGACGGTGGGTCAAAATACTTACTCTATTCCTGCAGGCACTTCGTACATCCACAAGGTTTTGTGGGCGACTTACAAAGGTAAAGAGATTGAGCCTGTAACTGAGGCGCTACTGAACGACCGCGTGCCTGGTTGGAGTGTTGATGGTCAGACTGGTGACCCTCAGTATTATTTTACAACAGGCCTTAATCCGATGGAAATCGTCGTTTGGCCCTCTCCTGAGACAACCGATCATAATCTGAGTGTACGCGTAGTAACCAAGCCTACAAAAAGTACTACTTCAGGCCCCGACGACGCAATGCTGCCCTTCAAAGACGCCATTGTGAACGGCGCAATACAGCGACTTCTGAGAATCCCTAATAAAGACTGGTCAGATCTAACGGCGGCCTCGGTGTATCAAAAGCTATTCATGCAGGGCTGCGAGGAAGCGAAATTATTAATGAAACCCAACCGACCAATAGCTAGGAAGGTCAATTATGGCGGAGTTGCAGGTGCATGGCGAACTAGGCGCGGTAGATATGGTCAAGGCGGATAGCCCTGTCGAGACACCTATCGAGGACAACCTAGATTGGGTAGTCCCCGCGATAGAAGAAATTTTATTGGAAACCCCGCAGCTGACTTTTACAGCCGCCGACGTTTTCCTAGCTTGCGCACAGAACCAGGCAACACTTTGGACAACTGACGAGGGGTTGGTTGTCACTACCGGTGAGACAGACATATTTACTGGCAAGCGGACAATGTTGATCTGGCTTGCTTGGGCGAAGGAACGCGGGAATAACCTGGTAGCTGAACATCAAGAATTTTTCAGGGAACAAGCCAAATTAGGCGGGTTCTCAAAGTTAGAAGTTAGATCTGCAGTACCTGAGCTAAAAGACTACATCCTGTCTCAAGGTTGGCAGCTCGACACCATTGTTTATACGAGAGATGTTTATGGGCAGTAAACCAAAAAAACAAGACTATGAGGCGACAGCGTCTGACAAGGCTCTCGCTTCTCAGAACCTGAAAGACTGGCAAAAGTTTCAAAATCTTTACAACCCAAAGTTGTTAGAGCTGAAAGACAAAGCTGCGTCAGGTGATGTAACTGCAACTCTCAAGGGGCGTGCTAATGCAGACACAATGCAGAAGATTTCCGCACCCAGCTACGTCGCCGCTAACAAAACAGACAATGCGGGGCTTATAGGGTCAGCGCTGTCTGGGCAGCTAGGCGACGCCGGTGCGAAGGGTAAAAAATATCAGAACGATTTAGAAACCAGCATTCTTGCTACTCGCCAAGGCCAAGCAGGTGTAGCTAACCAAGGGTTAGCAGCACTTGCGAAAATGGACACCAATCAGCGCCTCAAACAGATCGAAAATAAACAAACAGTGGACTCTGCAAGAAGCGCTATGACTGGGAAGTTAGCTATGGCTGGACTGTCGACAGCCAATGAACTTGGAGCATTTGGAACCGGTAAAGGCTCCCAGTTCGTAAGCGGCTTCGTTGATAATCTCAATTCTCAAGGTAAAGGCTAATGACAAACCAAACAAGCATCCTTGGGGTGATTGAACCTGATCAGCTGATCCCGCAGGACGCTGAGGAACCAACAGGTACTCGCGTTAATCAGACGCGTACAGGCCGCGGCACTGGCGGCAACAGCGGTATGGGTTTTTCCGACTTAGGCACTAACAACGAGCGCAGTCAGGTTGGAGCATACGGTTATGGTGCCCCAAATGTATCTGACCCAGATGCTGTCTTAGCGTATATGACTCGCGCCGACGCACAAGCCTATGAGCGGGACTACGCACAGTTTGAGCGAGATATGCTGGATCGCGCCAGCAACGATACTAGCCTCATCGATGATGCACGCACTGACTCTCAAATGGCGTCTACTCTTGCGAGCGGAGTTGTCGATCGTAACCGATCAAGGTATGGCGCGAATCTAACACCCGCACAAATGCAACAGCAGCAGAAGTCTTTCCAAAGAGACACGACGCTTGGCGGCATCCAGTCGCTTCAAGACGCACGTCTCGCTCAGCGTGATCTGAATCAAGACATGCTCGGAAAGATTGTTGATATTGGGCAAGGGGTGTATCAGCGATCTATGCAAGGCATGACGTCAGCCGCTAGTAACAAGAAGGCGCTAGATAACGCATACGCATCAGCAAAAGCGCAGTCAAAAGCAAACACATATTCCACAATTGGAAGTTTAGGAAGCGCCGCCATTATGGCTGTAGCTTTCTTATAGAGGTTACGAAATGGCTATAGATATTTCTTCGTTCGCAGGTGGCATGAGCTCGGCAGCAGCAGGCTTCCAAGGCATGATGGATGGCGCGCAGCGTCGACGGCTAGTAGAAGATCAGAACAGACGAGCCGAGGATCAAAACCAGCGTGCCGAGGATCAAGAAGGACGCGCAGCGGAGCTATCTGAATATGAGAAGTCACTTCGAGAGCGTAACGAAGCAGAGTTTTTAAAACAGTCAAACCGGTTAGAGAATGCGGAGGATCGCGCAGCAGCACAAGAAGCGCGTGCAGTAGAGACGTCTGAGCACACTATCGGCCAACGACCCATTTTAGAAAAAAGAGCCGCAGCCGCAGAGCAGCGCGCAGTTAATACAGATACCCGCCAGGGCAACCAGGACCGGCGATATCAGCAAACATCTGATATCGAGGCTCAGAAAGAAGGCGAGCGCCGGATACAGAACTACAACCAGCAGCTTCTAGGCCAGTTAGCCACGACAAAAAGTTACGGGTTAGGTGATCCCACTACGATCAACGATCCTGTTGCATTAGCACAAGAGCGACCAGAATTAGTTCAAGACATGCTCGACCGCCACAAAAAATATCAGTTCGCTGTCATTGACGGCGAGCGCGTTGAGATCGACGTTATAGGTTTTACTGTTACTGACACGGCGGTTATACCGCGTATTGCAAACGCTGAGACGGGTGAAGAACTAACCCCTACTGTTGGCGGCACTAATGCCGATACAGATACAGTTCTCATGCAGAGCCATGAGCAGTTCAGCAAACTCTTAAATAACGAACTTGTGTCAGCGCTAAACAACGGTGGCGACAAGTCCTCTGTCTATCAAAGTTCACTCGTGAGAATGGGCGGTCTGACCGCCGCACAGGAACAAAGGCGTGAAGAGCAAAAGCTACGCGACAACCTAATAGCAGAAAATACGAGTCAGTACGCAAACTCCGCAGAGGCAACAAGGGCCTATCTGGGCATAGTAAACAACGCATCTATGGACGAGCTCCTCGAGATCTACAAAGATCAAGGAGGTGACCCAGCCGCGCTAGAGGAAGCACAAGCCACCGATAAAGACGCAGACCGTAGCCAACTAGACAGAACGATTAACCCAATGGGCGACAGAGCGGTAGGTCCAGCTACGCAGCAGCGTATGGATATGCTTGGTATGACGCGCACAGGTGAATATGACCTGATGCAAGAGATTCGAAGAACAACTAGCGACATACGCAGCGCAGGCGGTGCGTCCGGTTTTATGGACAACCAATCTGAAGAAGATTACAAACTGAATACCGCTGCTGAGAAGTGGTATGACGAGAATACAAATGACCTTGCCATTAAGATGTTTGCTAACCCCGCCATTAAAGCGAAGTTTGATGAGCTAAAACCTGCTGAGTTCTTCCGGCAGTACGGTGTTGATACCGACGGCGGACAGGTCGACCCTAAAAATATGCTGTCATCTATCCAGCCGCCCCCGTTTGAACTTACTCGAGAAAGCGTCATTGCGGCAATTACTGACCAGACCAAGCAGCCTACTCAAGAGCAGCGTATGGATATGGTGCAGTTCTTAAAAGAAAAAGGGCTCGTTACTGATGCGAAATTCAGAGAAGGTATTGCAAATGGCACACTACCTTCCGATGAGGCTCTTGCAGCTATTTGGACAGCGGCCTCTTTTAGTCCTGGCACACCAGCAGAGCGCGTAGCTCGGGCGCAGGAATTAACTAACCTCGCCGTGCGTGGTGATACTAAAGTCGGCGTGGCCCAACAAAACGTGATGGACGAGAGAGCACTTACACGTGAGGCTAATGTCAAATCCGCTGCTGCCGTTGCTACTGCGAAGGTCGAGGCTACGGAACTTAAAAAAGCTCAGGCTGATGCAGAGGATTACACCGAAAAATTCCAAACCCTAATTACTGGTCAAGAGCCCAGTAAAGAGCAAGCCACTGCTGTCTCACGATCGCTACCAGGAATGTTTCGAAAGCTAAAGCAAGCAAAAAGCCCAGCAGCAAAGCGCGAACTACTTAGCGCAATCAACCCTGCGTTAAGCACGATCCTACAGGGTAACGCTGTCAAAGTAGGCGCTTGGGAGAAGTTCACGGGGCTGTTCAATGATGACGTAGACCTTGGGCAGGTTAGCGACTTTAACCTAGAGTTTGTTCGTATGGGCGATGACAATACTATTGTCTACGCGCCTCCAGGCGGCCAAGCGGGTAAGCCCGTCCCTCTATCCCTACTCATGGATACCGACGCAAATGTCGCGAAGCTACTCAAGCTAGCTGCTCAAATCAATGGAGGCTAGACCTTGGCTGAAACAGATCTATTTAACGAGCTTGTTTTCGGTGAAGAGAAGGACGCCTCACAGTTTGCAGACGCCCTTAATACTAAGACAGAAGCCGTTGGTCCAGATGGGCTAATTGATACTTTTGTAGCAGGCGTTAAGTCTGGTGCGAAGGGTCTATCGTCTGATTTAGAGTACTTCAAGGCAGGGGCGCAAGTACTCATTGGCGATGAGAAAGGCGCAGCTGAAAGCGTCAAAGACGCTCGTGCTCTTGAGCAACTTGCCGCCTTGCCGATGGAGCAGATAGAAACCTTTGGTGATTTCCTCGAGAACCCTACGTTTGATGGCTTTCTAACCCAGGTCGCATCAGGCACAGGCCAGATACTTCCTAGTGCAATAAGCTCTATCGGCTCCGCAGGTGCGGGCGCTGTTGCTGCTGTTGGTCTTCGCTCCGCATCGGGGCAGACTGCTAAACACTTATCCAAAAGACTCATCCAAGAAGCAGCTGAGGCGACCGCCAACGGCACAGCTGACGCTACGCAAAAGAGAATCGCTCAGGGTGGATATGAAGCACTCCGTGAAGCGTATGCAAAACGTAAAAGAGGGGACATAGTAAAAGGCGGAATAGCTGGCGGATACGCCGCAGAATATGCACCGCTCACTGGTGGAAACATAAACGAAGCACTAGAGGCAGGTGAAGCCCTAGATCGCGGGACAGTCTTGAGAGCTGGCGCAGTTGCTGTACCGCAGGCCGCTGTAGGCGTGTTGGGTGAGCTTGGCCTGGCGAAAATGCTGGCCAGCATGGCTACAAAAAAAGCTGGATCAAAACAGTCTATCTGGGCGAAGTATGCAAAAGACTTTGCGCAAGGTGGTGCAACTGAGGGGACTGCTGAGGTCATACAAGAAGGTATTGCTGTTGCAAACCGTCAAGACCTTGACCCAACTTACTCTGACGCTGATGCCAAGCTGCGACTGCAACAAGCGGCCTTCACTGGCTTCTTTGGTGGTGGCGCGATTGCTGGCGCAGGCTCAGTTGTAGGTAGTGCAGTTAACTCGGACGTTCTCAAAAATGCCCCCGACAAAGCCGCAGCTGTAGTTGATAAGTCAATGGAGATGATGGACCAGCTCAAAGAGATGGTCACTGCTAGAACCGTTGCGGAAGACGTAGTAGGTGATGTTGAACCTGGACAAACTACCCCAGAGTCAGACCGTGACATCTCTGCACAGATTGACGCAATGCTGGATGACTCGAGCAGCAAAGAAGCTGTGTGGGTCTCTGGCACAGAACCTGACAAAAGGTTCGCAGTGCGCCGAGGCAAGATCAAGCCAATTACTGTTAATGGTAAAGAGGCATATAGTGTTTTTGTTCCAGGCCGCGGAACGCTTGTTTCTAAGACATACGATCTAGCTGAAGAAGTATTAGCGGGCAATGCGTCAGATGCCGTGCTTGCTGCCGCACTAGGGTATAGCTCAGTAAAAAGCGTCAACGATAGCGTTGTAGTACGCGCATATGACAAACAAAACGACATCGTATCTGAACAAACTGCGACAGCTGAAGGGTTGCCAGAAGCAATCGCTGCAGCTGAAAAGATAGCGCCTACGGGCGGACGCGTTGAACAACTGTCACCAGAAGAAGCGCAGATAGACCGGCAGCAGCGCGCAAACCCAGATGTGCAGTTTATGGATGAGGCTGATCCGTTAGAAGACGGTGATGCCAATGTAGATAGCACTAATGAGTTCACGCCAGAAGTCCGCACTTATACGTTTAACAAAGGCGGCAAAGCTACTACTGAGTACCAAGGTGTTGATGATAATTCGTTTGAGGGAATAGACACTGCTCGCACTGAATATGAAGCGGTGTTTGGTGAAACTGAATGGAGCACCCCTTTCTATCAACGGATGTCTCAATCGTTACTCAAGACTGCCACGAAGCTGCAGAAAACAAACACTGATGAAGTTGTTGATGTAAAAATTAATACTGATGGTTCATATCGTATTGATATCGAGACAACTCCTGATACTCAGAAGATTCGACTAATAGACCCCGCAACAAAAGAAGAGTCAGAAGTCTCTATTGGTGAGTTCCTAGAAAAATCAATTGCTCAGGCAGCTAAGAGTAAGTTCCGTAACGTCCAAGTGAAAGCGCCTGGTTCTGATACGTTTACGTCAGTCAACCTCGTTGACCTGACTAACGCAGGCCGACGCCTTAACGAAGCAAATACAGGCTCATTTACAGAAGGCGGCACCATAGCGTCACAACGCCAAGGGCTGCTGGCCATGCTAGGTCAACTAGCGTTGGCAGAGTATGAAGTAGAGGTTCAGGGAGTACCTGTTCAAACTCTACTAGAGACTATAGAGAACCCACGTAAAGAATTGCCTGATGGCTTTAAGAAAATCACCGCGGGTTTTAACAGTAAAAAGCCTGTATCCCTGGATACGCTATTAAAGCCGTATGTCCCAGGCGCAGCTGTTGAGAACACAGTCGAAGTCGATGTTCCAAATGATGTAGAAAGCCGACAAGAAACCATACTCAAAGACGTTGAGGGAAATGAGCTTGGGCGGGAGCGCACTGATCCTGATAGTACACAGACAGACTTGTTTGCTGGGCTACAGAGCGATGTGACTGTTGTTGAGTATCCAGACGCTAGCCAGACTGAAGACGTAACAGTCGAAGAAGCGATGGAGAGACGCCAGCAGGCTGACCCGATTACCAACACTGATGAGATCGCAGAGAATTCAGCGCGTACATTTGACGGCGCACCACTGTCGCGTCTCAATATAGAAGAGGTTAGAGACGGGGTTAATACCGCTCAGAACCGCCCTCGAGGTGGTGGACCTTCTACTGGCCCCGCACGCCCTGCCCCAACTGTTAAATTTAGCAACAGCATCACGTTCCCATTTGGTATGGGCAACAAGATGATGGCAGAAATAGCGCAGCGGTTGCACAGAGCTGTAGGTTTTAAGACGCCGATTGCCGTGGTCAGCATTAAAGAATTTGACGCAGCAATAAGGAAAGATCTGCGTTCTCTAATACTGAAGAAAACCAGCGCTAACGGGAAGATTGCTCTAAAGCAATTAGATGGTTTGGACCTTGGCGACACAAAAGCTGTAGGTGAGTTTATCCAGGGCTTAGTGAGTAAGAAGCTTTTGACAAAGCGAGCAGCTGACTGGGTAGCTACTCAGACCGACGCCACTATCATCGGTGAAGACATCGTTATGGGCTCGGCGTTTACTGTAGTCAAACCATTCACCACTGATCTAATGGTTGCTCGAGAGATAGCGACCCATTTGCGACAGTCCTTGCCTAAAGGGAACACGATACGTGGTTCTCATAAAGCATATAAAGGCGGCTCAATCGTTACCATTGATGACTTACATAACGTGAACGAAGCTGGGTTAGCTATGGTGCTAGCGCATGAGCTCGGGCACGCGCTGTATAAACAAGATCTTGACGCCCTTTTTGAGAACAAAGCTTTATACGGTCGTATGTGGAAGGCGTTTGAAGCGGATCGCCAGAAGGCGAACGATGAAGGCAAGCCAATCAAGCAATGGAACGAAGTTGGTTTTGAAGAGTGGTATGCGGACCAGGTAGCAGCTTGGACCAGAGTTGATATGGAGAAAGACGCGTCGAAGAAGAGCCGCGGAGTTGTCGACGCACACTTTAAGAAGCTAGTACGCGAGTTTAAAAAGCTTTGGAAAGCGCTTAGCAATCACCCGTTAATGCGCCGCCAGGGCAAACTAGATGAGACGTTCTCTGAGTATATGGGCGAAGTTACAGAGCGCCGCAACGCGGTAGCTGTTGAGCTACCCGCAGGTGCCACGCAAACCGCAGATGGTAAGGTTTCCTACCGTACTGCCCTGGGTTCAATCGAGCTGGATATACCGTCCGGAGTACCTTTTGAGCAGAAAGCTACAGCGAAGGCTGTTCGTGAAGAGATAGACACGATAGTTGGTACGAAGCAGGCTGCAGCGAAATGGGCCAAGTTCTTTAGGTCCCTTGGTAAAGACTTCGCTCGTAAGCACCCATCTCTTATGGAATCCCTAAAGTTCGTACTGAGCGCGGACACCGTACTACGACTCATAGACCCTACTGGAACAGTCGCGGATATGTTTTACGTACCGTCGAATACCAAGGCAGGGCTTGGG